GCAACGCTCCGTGCAGAAGCGCACCATCCGCCTTGCATAATGGAAGCGGCGGGGTTCTGTACGGAACATTCGTCGAAAGCGAGATCGGTAGGATACGAAGCAGAAACTTCGCCGACTCTCCGCGCCGGTGTCGTTCCCGCTGCTATAGCTCTGGAAAACCACCCCACAGACGGCAGACTGAAGATAGAATCCCGCAATGCCGTTCAAACTCTGACTTCCCGTATGGGGACAGGCGGTATGAACACGCCGCTTGTTATGGATACGCCCAAAACGCTGAAAATACGTTCCGGTTGCAAAGGCGGTGGCAAGGGTGCTCTTGTTCAAGAAGACATGTCCGCCACGCTCTCCTGCAACAATGACCAAACACTGTTCGAGCCAAGAGTATATGGCATCTGCTCGGATAAATCCAACTCAATGCTCTCGGACAATCCCCGCAGCGGTATTTACGAAGCGGGGTCCTCACGCACGATAGACGCCAACGGCGGCAACCCTGGATGCAACCAGGGTGGCATGGCGGTTGTGGAAACCGCTCCGGCATACTCTGCCAGCAAGTCCTCATTTTTCACGACGGCTGAAAAGGAGTTGGCCGGCACTCTTGTGGCGACTGATTACAAGGATCCGCCACTTGTCAATGACGGTTCGGGTATGGAGTTCGTCGTGCGCCGCCTTACACCTACTGAGTGTGCCAGGCTACAAGGCTTTCCTGACTGGTGGTGCGAAGGTCTGGGAATGGAGAATCCGACTGACGAGGAAATTGCTTTCTGGACGGAAGTCTGGGAAACGCACCGCAAAATAGTGGGAACGACAGATAAGCCGAAGAGCCGTAAACAGATAGTAAAATGGTTACGCGACCCGCACTCCGATTCTGCCGAGTATAAAATGTGGGGAAACGGAGTGGCATTACCCTGTGTTTACTTCGTGCTGTCAGGCATTGTGTGGTCTGCACAATCAAAGGCCGAATGATTTGTCGGCGGTCAACACAAATATGTGTTGCTATTCCCAGGCTTCTGAGTGATGTATGTACATACCAAAACAAGGAGGTTTTGTACATGAATATCGAATACAACGTAACAGGCTCCGAACGCAAAAGACTGGTTAGCGCCATCAGCAAGATCACGGATACCAAAGCCAAGTACCTGGGTATGCCCTCAATGACATACGAAATCGGCGACATCACGATCGACAGGGACGGAACACTGTCCTGTGAGGACGATGCCAAGACTGAGCGGATAGCCCACAATCTGATTGCAGACGGTTTTACCGCAGGGATCACAGAACCCGAAGAAAACGATCAGCCGAAAATCGACAGCGTTTGCATTTCGATGCCGGCCAGCATTTTTTCTGATCAGGCGATGAACAACCTGCGCAGCATAATTGAAGCCAAGGGTGGCCTAATTCGCAAGGCGCTTGGTGTTGCCGATCTTCCAATCGAGGTTGCAGATGATAAGATTTCATTTCCCTGGTTTTGTGGTCAGCCTTCGCCGGAGGAACTCAATGCTTACGATATGTTCATCTGCCGACTCTGCGACATGGCTAGGAACCAGCAGCGCGTTACAGCTAAGGACAAGGACTTCCCAAATGATAAGTACGCGTTCCGATGCTTTCTCCTGCGGCTGGGATTCATCGGCGAGGAGTACAAGGCCGAGCGCAAAATACTGCTCCGCAACCTGACAGGCAGCAGTGCTTTCAAGGGAGGTGCCAAAGATGATGTTTCCGAGTAAAGATACTGTTGAGCTCGTCAGGAGAAGGTACCCTGTTGGAGCCCGCGTGGAACTGCTTCGCATGGATGATGTGCAGGCCCCGCCCATTGGTACCTTGGGCACGGTCATTGGAGTAGACGACACTGCGTCGATCATGGTCAAATGGGACAACGGCAGCGGACTGAGCGTGGTTTTCGGTGAGGATTCCTGCAGGGTGGTAAGCACCGATGAATGAGACTGTAAGAGAGCAGATCCTGGCCATCCGTGATACCGGCGAGACGAACATGTTCGATACTGCTTGTGTCCAGCGTATGGCCTGCGACCATTCGTTCTTCGACCTAGTGGTGTTCCTGGAAGATCACAAAGCAGAATACGTTCGGTTCATACTAACTGGCGAGGAATAAGTTCCACACATTTTCTTTCGAATGTTTGTGTACTATACATCTCTGATATAGCTTGATATTCCAGGGCTTCAGAGTGATATATGTACATACCGAAAGGGAAAAAACACAGGAGGACAGAACAATGTGGAACGAAGGCAGCATCAAGGTAGGAAAAAGCAATTTTCATTTTTGGGTGAAGCATTATGAAGAGACCAGCGTATACGGCATAGACCTTGGCCGCATCTCCAAGCTGATGCTCAAGCGCGACGGTGAGATCGTTTGCAACTACGACAGGGATTGGGACATCGAGCCGGCAGACGAGGACACACAGACCGCGCTGGCCATCCTGCTGGCCGATTACAACTAAGGCAACAATCCCGGGAACAGCCCTTCGGGGCTGTATCTCGTACAGATAGCCTTCTTCAAGACTGCTCGGCAGTCTTTTTTTATGCCCACAAGGAGGTGACGGCATATCCGAAAGTTGAAAAAGTACACACCGACCAGGTTCATGGTTAAGGACTCAGCCTATAGCAAAGAACTGGCGGATTATGCTGTCGGCTTCATTGAATGCCTGTCCCACACGAAAGGCACCTGGGCTGGAAAACCATTCGAACTCATAGACTGGCAGGAGCAGATCATCCGTGACATTTTCGGCACCATCAAACCCAATGGCTACCGGCAGTTCAATACAGCGTATATTGAGATCCCCAAGAAGATGGGCAAGTCTGAGCTTGCCGCGGCGGTTGCGCTCCTGCTCACCTGTGGCGACGGTGAGGAACGTGCCGAGGTCTACGGCTGCGCCGCAGACAGAAACCAGGCAAAGATCGTGTTTGATGTCGCCGTGGATATGGTCCGCATGTGCCCTGCCCTTTCCAAACGTGTAAAGATACTCGAATCCCAGAAGCGGCTCGTTTATCAGCCTACCAACAGTTACTACCAGGTCCTGTCGGCCGATGTGGCGAACAAGCACGGCTTCAATACTCACGGGGTTATTTTTGACGAGCTGCACACACAGCCGAACAGGAAGCTGTTCGACGTCATGACCAAGGGCTCAGGCGATGCCAGAATGCAGCCTCTATACTTCCTTATAACTACCGCCGGTGATAACCAGAACAGCATCTGCTGGGAGGTGCACCAGAAAGCCAAAGACATTCTGGATGGCCGCAAAACTGACCCGACATTCTATCCTGTTATCTATGGTGCCGCCCAGGAGGATGACTGGACTGACCCGAAAGTTTGGAGAAAAGTAAATCCTTCTCTGGGCATCACGGTCGGTATAGATAAAGTACGCGCGGCTTGTGAGTCAGCAAAGCAAAATCCTGGCGAGGAAAACGCATTCCGGCAACTCCGTCTTAACCAGTGGGTCAAGCAAGCTGTACGCTGGATGCCGATGGATAAATGGGACGCCTGTGCGTTCCCGGTTGACCCGGGGTCACTGGAAGGCCGCGTGTGCTACGGCGGCCTTGACCTTTCTTCAACCACAGATATTACTGCTTTTGTGCTAGTGTTCCCCCCAGAGGATGAGGATGACAAGTACTGCATTCTTCCGTTTTTCTGGATCCCCGAGGATAACGTTGACCTGCGTGTAAAAAGGGACCACGTCAACTACGATCTCTGGAAGAAGCAGGGATTCCTTCAAACGACCGAAGGCAACGTGGTCCATTATGGTTTTATTGAAAACTTTATTGAAGAACTCGGCACCCGGTACAACATTCGGGAGATCGCGTTTGACCGCTGGGGTGCCGTTCAGATGGTACAGAACCTCGAAGGCTTGGGCTTCACGGTCGTGCCCTTCGGCCAAGGCTTTAAAGATATGTCACCGCCGACCAAGGAACTCATGAAGCTGACGCTGGAACAGAAGCTGGCTCATGGCGGGCAGCCGGTTCTCCGCTGGATGATGGACAACATCTTCATCCGCACCGACCCTGCCGGGAATATCAAGGCGGATAAAGAAAAATCTACAGAGAAAATTGACGGTGCCGTTGCTGCGATTATGGCACTCGACAGGGCAATACGATGTGGGAGCGAGGCAGGTGCTT